ATAATGCTGATCCGCAAAATAATAAGCATTTGGCGTGTTACGTTTCACAGCTAAACACAGCTCTCGCTGCTTTGGCTGGCACAAAAGACGACGCGAATTCTCTTGATTCCACGCAGATCGTGTCGAATCCGTCAAATAATTCAAGAATGAAGATAAACTCAGACTTATTTGTGGAAATTTCCGCTCCACCCGTGCCCGGTTTCTATGGTGGATCCAGAAATTCTTCTACGACAGTTTTTGCCCGTGCAAATTCAGTGACTGTATCTGGATCCTCAACATCAGCCACTCCGTCAACGCGAACCATTTGGATTTTTGCAAGGAATAGTCCAACTGTAGCCGTACATGCTGATGCCCGTATTTCCTTCTATTCCCTCGGCGAATCCGTCAACCTCGCCCTTCTCGACGCCCGCGTCACAACGCTGATGAGCGATCTCGCGGCAGCGATACCTTGAGCGAGGCAGAGAAGTGTCCCAGTCTACCCCGTTGAAAGCTCTATAGCAAAGATCCACTATCTCCTCCATGGACACTCTGACCATCACCCTGACCAATCCAGTCCTAATTGACGGCTGGGTAGAAGCCGCCAACCGTAACGGTACGACTCCCGAAGCCCTCGCCCTGGAATTCCTCGAACACCAGGGGAAGTCGTATTCTGATCTCTTTAAGATTGCTAGCGTCACTAGCGCAGCTCTCTTCGCCCGTTTCACTCCCCAGGAATATGCGACCATCCTCGCTGCGTCACAACCGTCCCCGGATGCCACTGAGGAAGAAATGGTGAAAGCACAAACTCTCTCCTCTCTTCTCGGACAACTAACCGAAGAAGAAAGGGTAAGTCTGAATGATCCGAGAGTTGTCAGCGGCCTAGGTCTTCTCGTCCAGGCCGGACTTCTTGACGAATCCCGAGTGCCTGAGGTTCTGGCTTACGATAGACCGTTACCTGAAGTAAAGTAGTAATCTAAACTGGGGCTACAGAAAATGACACTAATCTGGAGACCTGGTTATACCTGGAGCGGAGATATTTGGAACCCTAACATGGTTCTTAATACATCTCTGTGGTTAGATGCTTCGGATAGTTCTACTATCACAGAAAGCAGTGGACTTGTCAGCGAGTGGAGAGACAAAAGTGAGAACTCAAGAGTAGCTATTGCCAGCACTACAGCACGTCCAACTTACAATACCACCTCGTTTAACGGGAACCCTGGAATAAGTTTTGACGGGGTTTCTAATTTTCTAACCTGCGATAGTCTCGGAGCTATTGCTGATGGAAAAGATTCTCCCTGGTCAGCGGTTATGGCTGTTAATTGTGCAACCAATCAGCTCTCTATGCTAGTTACTTTTGGCAGTAACTTGACTTTTACGGGGCATTACGTTCAGGTAAACCCTAATGGTTACCTCCGTACGTATAGGAGATCACCAGGTGATGCTAATAGCTATACTTTAGAGGGAAACACACCAGTGTGGGGGGGAAATCAAATCATTTCTTTAGTCTTTACAGGTACGTTTTTTACGATGACCGTAAACGGCTCTCTCTACGCCAGTGGGTCTCTTAACTCAAATGACATAGACATTGACAAATTTACGATCGGTCCTTGGCGCAGACCAGAAGCTATCGGTTTTGGCAAATTTGTCACATCAGAAATTATTGTCACTAGAGGAGTTTTACTAGATGGTGATCGCCAAAAGCTAGAGGGCTATCTAGCCCACAAACTAGGGTTAACTGAAAATTTACCTTCTAACCACCCCTATAAAATATTAATACCTCTGCCATGAGCCCTATTTACACCCCCGGACGTCTAATTCTCCGTAAACAGTCAGGTGCATGGGCTCAGGGTGGAGATACGTCATACATTATTAAAGTGGAAGATATAGTCTATAGAATTCACATGTTTACAACTGTAGGGTCTAGTAGTTTTAACGTACTGAGTGAAGGAACCTTTGAATACCTTGTAGTCGCTGGCGGCGGTGGCGGAGGGGCTGGTTATGGAGGTGGTTCTGGAGGTGGTGCTGGAGGTGTACTGTACCATAGTGGAAAACCTTTGTTAAAAGGATCATATCCCGTAGTTATTGGTGGGGGTGGCATTGGCCGTGACACCAGCAGTGGCACGAATGGGGGTAATAGCTCTGCATTTGACTCTATTGCGAGAGGTGGTGGAGGCGGGGGATACTATTCCGGGGCATCAGGAGGTTCTGGTGGAGGTGCCGGAGGTACTGGCATATATAACGGGGGAGCAGCGTTACAGGGAAATTCTGGAGGAGCAATTGGTTATGGCTCCCCCGGCCAAAACTCTATTGCAATTTATGCTGGAGGCCGTGGAGGCGGTGCAGGAGGAACCTCGACTGTCCACAATATCAATGGAAGAGAATTTTCAATAACTGGCACACCCACCTACTACGGAGGTGGAGGAGGAAATGCTTTTAGTGCAGGGGGACTGGGGGGAGGAGCTTCAGGTCCTACTGCAAATCCTTCGATAGGAAACGATGGCTCACCCAATACCGGAGGCGGCGGCTCAGGCGGCAGAAATAATAATCTCCGTGGAGGAGCCGGTGGTTCTGGAATTGTTATTGTGAGGTATGCGATATGAGTTGGACTATCACACCAGGGATTAAAAGTCTAGACGGAGTCCCAATTGGAACCCCCTATGGAGGAGGGTTTGTAGGGGGATTCATTAGCTGGACTGCGAATAGTATACCTACCCACGCCCTCATCGTATCCCCTAAAGCAACCGGGGAATTGTCATCTCCTGTATCCTGGAAAACCTCAGATACTCAAACTCCCAACACAAAAAGCCTTATTGACGGTGTGTCTAACACACTAGCAATGGTGGACGCAGGAATTTCTAGTCACCCAGCCGCCCAGTTTTGTGTAAACCTTAGCATTGGTGGCTTTACGGACTGGTACTTGCCTTCTCTTTATGAGATGCTGTCTGTGTATATTAACTTAAAACCCACATTTGGCTTCGATTCTGGTCAAGGTGTTAACCCATACTCTGTACCAAGAAGGTATTCCAATTATGTTCGTCTAGATCCACCTAGAACCTATGTACCAGAGTTTATTCTGGGCGGTTCAGAGTCCTTTAAGGCTGAGGGGTACTGGACTTCTAGCCAAGAGAGTAATTCTTATCCCATATGGGCAGCATATTTTCAAAGTGGAGGTTATAATCTTAATGGAACTAATGCAGGTTATTTATCAGTTCGTGCCTTTAGGCGCATTACTCTATAGTTGTTGAAAGCTATTTAGACAAGTTAACACGCCCATGGCATATTACGATAACCCCGGCCAAGTAAATGACGAGGCTATCAATGTAGCCGGAGGAAAAACATTCCAAGTCATTCAGATTGCCGATGCCAGTGGAAACGTAACATCACCCTCCCTGTCTGCCCTTCCTATCATCATATCCGGCCTGGGTATCCCTGCTCACGACTCAGTCGAGCTGACCTATACGGCCGGTCGAGTAACCACTATCGTCTACAAGAGTTCCGGTTCGACAGTAGCCACCGTATCTCTTACTTACAACGCCGAAGGCGATCTTCTTACCGTAGCCAAATCTTAACACCATGGGATTTCAAATCACCTCATCCTACGTCAAAGGAGACCCATATCTGAGCAATGTATCCCTTTTGCTTAGAACAGACGGAGTAAACATTGTTGATGATAGCAGAGCGGATAACCAGATTATCCTCAACAACAACCCTATTGTAGATACGAGCATTAAAAAATACAGTCCAGGGTCCATATACTTTAATGGCAGCAACTATTTGTCTATCCCAAGCAGAGGAATCTTTGACTTCAAAGACAATGATTTTACCATAGAAATGTGGGTATATAATGGGGGAGGCGATAACAGAGAATTTGTTGCAAAAAACAGGGCAAATGAACCCTTTTACGGTGCAGGGTCGTTTACCATGAGGATTTCGTTCGAACAGAGATTATATTTTGGTTTGACAAGTGATTCTACTAACAACGGGTGGGAAACAGAGTCTCTTTCGACCAACAGTATCCCTCTTAATACCTGGTCTCATGTAGCTGCTACGAGATCGGGTTCTACAGTCAGAACATTTATTAATGGCAACTTAGAAACTACTGGAACCTTTTCAGGATCAGTTGAATTTAATAACAATCCTCTACTCGTGGCGGCATTATACTACCACGTCCCTCCAATTGTTAACTTATTTACAGGAAATATAGAAGATCTCCGGATAACTAACGGGGTATGCAGATACACAGACTCTTTTTCAACTCCTGATTCCGCTTATCCACAGGGACAATATTAATCTTAAACCTGGCAAAATAAATGGGATTTCAATTAACTTCTAACTACGAGTCAGGAGACCCTTACCTGAGTAACGTTTCTCTGCTCTTACAAGTAGAGAATGGCTCATTTGTGGATAAAAGTCGAGCTGACAGACAAATACTGACCTCGGGAAACCCTGTCGTAGACACAAATATCACAAAATTTGGATCAGGGTCTATTAGCCTGGATGGGAGTAGCTATCTCTCTGTACCCAATAACAGGTTCTTTGATTTCGACCAGAATGACTTTACAGTAGAATGCTGGGTCTACAATCAAGGGGGTGGAAATAGGTCCCTGGTTGCTAAAAACAGAGCTAACGAGCAATTCTTCGGTGCAGGATCCTGGTCCTTTCAAATAACAACTACTCAACAGTTATATTTTTCTGCTACTTCTGACTCTTCCTCCGGTTGGGGGGTAAGTCTAGAGTCTAACGGAACTGTTCCCCTAGAGACATGGTCCCATGTAGCAGCAACGAGGTCTTCTTCGACAATCAGAATTTTTATAAATGGAAATTTAGAAGCCAGTAGTACTTACTCTGACCCGATTGAATTCAATCAAAACAACCTACTAGTTGGTTCTTTTTACTACCACGTTCCGCCAACAGTAAATTTCTTCCCTGGTAAATTTGATAGTGTCAGAATAACCAATGGGGTATCCAGGTACAATGACTCTTTTACCGTTACCGACTTTCCTTTTCCACTTGATCAATATTAAGTTGAAAGCCATTTAAGAGAACTTTACCATGTCTCATGCCAATCTCAACAAAGAGCAAATCGCCGCGTGGCACGAATGGGCCAGAAGAAATGCAGTTAGAAGAAGAAATTCTCAACAGCAGCGGACTAACACCGTCCTTAGAGAGCGAAAGTATCCCCGAACCAACGAATCCCAGCCCCGAGCCAGTGGAGGATGCTCCAGTTGCCGAAGACTCCGGTAAACCCTCCCCGTACTCAGCAACAGACCTCAAATTGGCCACAAAAATGAACCGAGCCATCGCTCGGTCTCTCGGTCTGAGTGGGAAATCTCGTTCTGTAATAATCTAGTGTTCAATACGGAGTCGGAAAAAGAGATTCTTGCCCAGTCACTCATGGAGTCCCGCGACCGTGCGGGAGTCATCCAGTGCCTGGCATATATACTCGAACACCACACCCCGTTTGCTCTCTATATCGCTACAGCGGACCGTAGCAATTGTATGTGGGTCTTTGATCCGGATACCGTGTACGAGATGTTAGGTGGCGAAGATATCCATGATAAGACTTTCCGTACCGTTTTCACCGACGACATCGAGCGACGCGAAGGCATCTTATTCTATGTATTGCGGAAGGTCGGCCCTGCAATCGTAATCAGATTATCCCATGAGACCGTCTTAGACGTCCTAGTCGAACTAGAATCCTATAAAGGAATGTAAGTCAATTCTACTCTTACAGATACGGTAGACCCTGACTTATTGACTGCTCGTACGAAAAAGATATCGTCATCACTCTTTCCTAAAGCGAAAGGCATGATTTCGTGGTACAGATTGTTGGCCGTAGTTACAACGTCTAAAATCACACCGCTGTTGAGTCCGGGGTCAACTCCCTCCCCCCTTTCATCTTCACCCCTGGCCGTAGCAGTTTTGTACAATGTGACCCAGGCTGGGACATTTGTCCGAACTGACGTTATAGCATAATACCTCGGAGAGGTCAGGTTAAGAGTACCAGCCTGGACGTTTTCAAGAGTACTCGTAGAACCCAAAGCTGTCAGTTCTGCTGTAACCACCTGAACTTCTCTTAAAGTGGTTTCTATTGCACCAATGCGGTTACTTAGAACCCCGGAAACATCGTTTGACTCTAAAAGCCTTTGGTTTAATTCTGAGACAGTCTCAGACAAAGTGTCTACTCCGAGAGTTGTATTGTCTATAAGATCTTCCAGTCTCGACCTGTAACTCTGGACATCAGCCTCCAGAGTTTCAAAAGCACCTTCCAGATTGGCAAAGGACTCGGTAACTGAATCCGTCAAAGCCCCTTGTGCAGAAGCAACTGCGGTTGCAAAAGCCTTTAAATCACTGATTTTCGCATAAGTCCGGTCCGCAGTTCTGACATTCAACACCCCGGTATCCGTAACTGGGTCGATACATTCGACTAAAGACGACCCTAAACGTAAACCACTCTTAACACCTCTTCCGTCTTCAACAAACAATGTAATATCATCTACGAACCCGTCTTGTGCGAGTACTTCGCCTGTGCTGGACAATTCTTGTCTGGCGACATTCAGCAAACCGCCTGCATAATCTTCAATAAATCTTCTACGTAAATCAGCCACTTTAGCTCTAGATCTCTACCCTGCTTTCAACGAAAACCCCATACATAGAGGGAGGTATGATATCGGAAGGCGGGTTGTTATCCCACTTTACAACCCAATTGTTGGTAAGGAGCAATCTTATCTTGCTTGCTATCCTCCGGTTGCTCCAGTCTATCGTGTTTCCTCTCAGGTCAAGTACAGTGCTGTGTTGTTTTCTGAACATTCCTACCCCCCTTACATTGGCGCTAGAGGTATAGACCGGTGCGAAGTCTCTCAAGAGTTGTTCCATGGCTAACGGGGACATATTGCAATCTCTAGCGATAAGTTCTTTAATCGACCTATTAATACCCAAAGATACGTACTTAAGAGATGTACAGAAAGATATATCTAGTCTTTCTAAGGCCGGAGACTCGTGGATATAAAGGTGTTCCAGAGTGTTGTTACCTTCCAGATTCAGAGTTTTAAGACCTAACCTCGGGGTATTCATATTCACATAAATAAGACTGTTACGTTGCAGATTCATATCTATGATCATTGGGTCTGTAATCAGACCAGTTTCTGAGTTTACCCAGTAGTCGTCCCATGTTGTCAGTGACTGGTTGGTAAGCTTGAATGTGTCGATTTTATCCTCAGCTTCTTCGATAACGATCTGTAAAGAGTCAGTAAACTGTTTACGCAAAGTGCTTCGTAGATTGTTTGTTGCGTAGTTAAACACTTCTTTGTTCGAGCCGAACTCGAGGATTTTGGAATTTTCTACGTATTTACAGTATGATAAAAGTGTTCTCATCTTTCTAGCCTTCCTCCGTGAGATGTGGAAGGGCAGAAGGGAAGTGAGTATCTGCCAGCATAGGGAGGAACAAATTTTCTACACTTCATCAGGGACATACATGCTCCGTATTCATACGGGTCTCTCAGGCTCGCACAAAGCATCGGGTCTTCTTTTCCTAGTCCTATTTTTTTGCTGAGACCGTTGGAAGAGAAATAACTTTGAGGGTGGGAAGCAGGGGTTTCCAGATATACAGTTAATCCGTTCATCTTAGAACCTAGAGGTCGATCAACTAGCACAGAACCTGAAACGAAGGACGGATTAAGTCCGTATCCTTCTTCGGGAAATAGGGATTTATTGTACTTGACAGAGCAACGCTCTTCTGAATAACCCTGTTCGACACAATTAGTACTTCCAAACTTCAAGCAGGATGTTAAAGGGTCAAAATACGTACCTGTTTGTCCTGCCTGGGACCCTGTGCTGGGATTCGGATTATATGTTACACGGTAATCCACTACGGGGTTGTCTTCGGATATCTCCGGTCCCGTTTCCGTCTCTACTGTCCCGGTTAACTGAACCCCGTTAGCTAACAGATTGGATATAGCTATTCTGACATAGCTCCCGTCTTCAACGGTATTCCTGCTTCCTGTAAATACCCCAACCGTGTCACCGATCCTCGATATGACCGCAGACTCCTCGGGGGTGAGGGAATTAGTAATTCTTATTCCATTGCTCACTCTAGAGTTGCCCGTACCCGGAGATTCAATAATCCTGTATTGGTCAGGATCAAACTCTTCAGGACTGGACACCAGTCTTATAAGGGCTGAGAACTCTTTGTTCTGGGCTTGAACCACCGGGTCCGTGTAAACATCCTTAGATCTATCTCCCTTCGAATTCTCATCCAGGATCACCTTGGCCAGTTGCAGCCTCTCAGACAAAATCTCCATTGTATCCGAAAGATCCAGCAGCACTGTGTATCTCTCCGCTTCTATATTTGCTAATTGGCCGGAGTTTTTCTCAGAAGACAGGGTATAAAGCAAACCGAAGAGGTTACAATACCGAAGAAGGGAGGTTAACCTGCCTCCTCTTACACCGTCAAGTATTTTGCCCAGAGGAGACGTAGCACTTGGCCCCCCTAGAATAGAATAGAGTTCTGTAGGAGTAATTCCTTCTACTTTGCTATAAATTCCTTCTAAGTTTTTCGCATTACCCGAAGACTTCTGGATCAGATCGTTCCAGAGAGGTTTCTGACTCTCGTAACCAGAGTTATCCGCGACGACCATCTGGGCTACCATGCCGCTCAGAAGGGAAATAGACTCCGGAGTTTTCAGGATCGTTTCGGTTCCCTGTTCGAGCAGATAGGTGATCGATTCGAACAGGTCCAGGTTGTTACCCTCCAAGGCCGTATTGAATTCTGTCAGTCTTTCCGGATCTACTGCGTAGGTTATAGTAACTAGGTAGCCTATCAGCTTAGAGTATTCGTTTTCTGTTATCTTAGACGCACTCGATCTGTTACGGTCCAGGTATTCTAGTATCCTCAAAACTTGCTTGTCATCTTCTTTGCCATACAGAAAATCTATATACCAGTCTATTGCCTCTTGACCACCAAACTCGTAGATGAGTTTAGTTAAATCGTATGCCCGGAAAAGAGATATAACATCCTGAGAATCTGTTACAGGGGCAAATTTTTCAAGCAACTCAAGGAAACTATTGCAGGACATTATATCCTGTACCTCTATATCACTAAATCCGAGTCTAATCAGTCTCTCCTTTACTCTGTCCCTGTCAGGGTCATAATACGTTAGTTCAAGAGAAGCTACGTGACCTCCAGGTTTAAACCCTGCAGTACGAAGAGTCCGGATTAATGTAGACAGCATCTCGGATACCCGATAAAGTCTGTCATTGAAGTCCTGGAGGTCAGGTTCGTATCCTAGTAGCTGGTAAAGGGTTTTGTGAGCAGACAGGAGAGACCCGATAGCCCCAGTAAAACCTGTAGACCTTAGTTCCAGGTCGAGAGATGACGGGAATACCCGGGCCAATGCCTTTAAATGAATGTCGGTGTTCCCAATCCCATCCGGGGGATTGTTTAAGAGTGACTGAATAGTGTCTCCTACTTTGAGACAGAGTACGTATACGGATTCCAAAGCCAGAGAGACAAAATCTGGCTTTACAATAGTCTTGTACACGTATCTGTCTTCGATTCCCTCCCCATACTTCTCAGGGACACTGACTCCCTGGTTAGCAGAGTACGTAGTATACAGGTTTTCAAGGAATTTCAGACCTCCTATTGACTCACTAGTAGTTCTGACTCCGTACAATAACTCGAAGTTACCAAACTCGCCAGACAGAACACCCTGAGGTGTATACTTCCCATAGCACATCGACATCAGATACTCGTAGTACCTGGACTGGTATTCGACTGCCCCGACAAAGGACCCCTCGTATCCCCCTATCTCCACGGAGAAATCATACAAAACAGAGATGTCTGTATAGATCTTTTTGCCTTCTCCGGAAAATGTCGCTACGAGACGGTCGACCCCTATAAGATCTAAGCTACTGGGTATTTTGGAGTCCGAGGTTATCGAATTAATGTCTCTGGACGCTCCGGATATAATATCGGCGTAGTTGTTAACATTCCTTTCAAAAATAGGTGAGAACTTCTCAGACAGCCTACTCCGGATAGGAGCTGGATTACTGACCCTATTTACCTTCAGTAACCTGGACTTAGTAGGAGGTAAATTAACATTTCTCGCAACTCCGTATTGCTGTAAATTTCCCAGATACTCCTTAATGTTATCCTTTAAAAGTACTACGTAGTCGCGAGTAGCTTCGAGGATTAGTGACTCGTATTTCTCGTAGACTCTAACGGTGTCTGGGTCTACAATACTCAGTCTATCTATCTATGAGTAAATAGATTGAAATATCGCTTTGAAAACACCTTCAGCTTTTTTATTGTCGAACCCTAAAGAAAATACACCGGCCGCAATTAGGGTTTTTATAGGTGAAAGAGTTACAGTGTCGCCATTCTCTATCCTTTCAATGACCTCCAGTATCAAGTCAACCGCAATCCGGTAGAATCTCTTTTTTTCAGTTTCTATGGGGAAATTCCCATATGAGTCTAAGGCCCGGGTAATAACAATCCGGACACGGTCCCGTATTAGCTCGGTTGCCTTACTCACAAATTGTGCTACACTTTACACGCTACCTTGCTTTCAACGTCATGCTTCGTATTGCCATACTGTCTACACCTCAGTCAGACTCCCAAAAAGACCTGGGGAAAATGATCACACACCTTGTCGGGATTTTAGAAGAAATTGAAAAAGTAGAAGTGGATAAGATCTCACTGTCTGCGGACAAGATTTTACCCTATACGGACTACCACCACCTAGTCTTCTGTGGCACTGATCACATCACCTACGCACACCTCCACATGGCGATGTCTCAGACTGACCCCGGTGAGACTCGTATTATTCTATACGACGAACCCGGTGCTTCGACGCAACGCGAGCTGAACGCCCTATTCTTCAGAGGGTCTGATCAGGGACGAATCCCTAGTTCGTCTCTGACACGACTGCTCCATTCCTGGTCTCATCGGGACTTGGTTGCAATAGCCGAGCAAGATGTGCTAAAGTATGGTGATGGACCAGAATCTATTAAACCAGCTACTAGCTCTGGGTCAGCTAAATCTACCAATAGAGGTAGTCAGAGAAGTTCTGGAGCACGAAAAGTGGGTGTTAAAGGAGACACACAAGCACGAAAAAGAGATGCTAGCTCTGGGAAAAACGAAACCGGAGACAAAGTCGGAGCCCAATAATTACGACTCTGAGTTTAACCAGGAGACATCAGGAGGAGTTTGCGAGGAGTCACACATAGGGTCTATTTCCCGATCCAAGGTTCTGCAGGGGGCTGCGCAAAAGGTGAAGGAAATTAACAATCCCGACAAGATCCCCGAACAGCTCCTCTCCCTCCTGATAGGAATATCCTGGTGCGGAGAAAGAATGGGACGTTGGCCCAGTGCGAAAGACTCCAAGTTTGCACTGTCTTTGAGAAAAGATTTTGATAAAGCCGTAGACTCCTACGGAGTACGTAGAGTCTATCAGGCCATTCAAGTAGTCTCAAAGTTTCTCGGATACTGGGACTCTAGAATTGTCTCCGAACAAGTTGAAAAACTAGAAGAAGAATACAGTGAGGTCAAAGTAGTCAGTTTTTCTAGCTCACCTCTGTTCCAAGAGTTCAGTAAATCTCACCCCCACATATCACCAGAGACATTTGATAGATGCTATACTCAGAATAATGAGGAGTTTGTCAAATCTGCTATACACCTTCTTCGCAGAGAATTTAGAGAAACACCTCCCCCTGAACTTGAGCATATCAAGGGATGGGAGCAGCGCTACCCCCAACACCTACCTAACTACCTAAAACGATGGCAAGAAGATCTAAAGAAAATGGAGAAAAGAATGTCAATCGCCCAAAGGGCGTGGAGGGAATCAATATCCTGACAGACACGAAATACGGTGTATACGTAGATGGGGCTGAAGAGACGATTGAAATGTATGAGAAGGGGGAGTTAACCGCCGAAGAGCTGTATCAGACAATCCTAGATCTAGATATTGTCTATAAGAGTAAGCAGGAGGAGGAATAGGTCATTTTCCGTTGAAAGCTAGGGAGAAGAGTGACCAATAGCCACATGGCTGATGATACTACCGACAAAAAACGTATCGTAAAAACTGGATATAACGATCGTCTTTACAGCCTAGGTCTGAGCCAGGGTAACCTGGCAGGGTACAAATCAGATCCGTATACTTGGGGTGGACTTCCTACTGTTCTAACGGGTGCTATTTTGCCCCGCAGGGACGACATCCTAATCGAAGAGGCTGGCGGTGGTCCGAGGGCCATCGAGCATTATACCAGACTGTTCAATGACAGTGCGGTCATTAGTGCGTGGGAGAAACTGGTTGGAGAGATTATACAGAGAAAGTGGGAAGTATTCCCAGCCTCGGATTCTGACAAAGACGAAGAAGTAGCGGAGTTTGTCAGACAGACACTTTATCACATGGGATCCAATACGAGGCAGAGCAGAGGCCGAGAGATGCTGGTCACCTCTAATTCCGGATTCGATGCCTTTGTCCGTGGCATGTGTGAATCCTTGATTCTTGGCATCAGTATCGGTGAAATCTGCTGGATGAGACAGGGAAGTTACGTTGTCCCATCTGAAATCAAAATAAGAGACCCTAGACGTTTTCAGTTTATCCTCAACGAGGACGGTTCGATCAGTCCGAGGATTATTACGATCCAGTCTCCGGTCGAGGGAATGCCTATCCCCCTCAGATCGATGGTTGTCCACCGTTACTGGGGCTACAGCAATACCATGGACCCGTACGGTACGGGACTCGGAAGACAGCTTTACAGCCTTGTCGAATTCCGCCGCACTCTGATGAGTTTCTGGCTCCAATATGCCGATAAGCATACAACTCCTACAGCTATCGGTACGTTTAGCCTAGGCACTCCGGAGGAAGAAGTCAAATCATTGTTCACAGCCCTTCAGAGACTAGGGCAGGAGACGGCTATTGTCATCCCGGATGAAATGGACGTTAAATGGCTGGAAGGAAACGCTGGTAGACCGGAACTCTACGAGAACCTGATCAGCTATATCGACCAACAGATCAGCTTTCTGATTAACGGGGAAAGCACTGTGGGGCAGGACACGGGATCGACAGGTTCGTATGCGAGGGACGCCGTAGCCGACTCGGTTCGGATGAGGAAGGCCAAGGCCTTCAGCGAGCAGTTAGACGAGACACTTAATGCGACCCTAGTGCGCTGGATTGTCGAGCTAAATTATCCTGGAGTTTCTGTTCCCAGACTGCGTCGTAATTTTGAAGACCTGGAGCAAAGAGAAGATCCGGTAAAAGTTGTACAGATGCTTACTCAACTCCAGGCCATTGGTTATAACGTCACCGATTTGGACTGGGTTAGGGATAAGCTAGAGATTCCATCTCTGGAAAAAGTGGATATGTCCCAGATGGGCGGTATGCCGGGGATGGGGGAAACTCAGTCGGTCGATTCTGGGGAGAGCGAGACTCCTGTCGTCGGAGAAAAAGCTATTGGCCAAATGCTATCCGGTCATGCGTCAGTTTCCACGGAAAACCTCGATTTTACAGAATTCGACGAAGAAGGAGACCTTAAAGATCAGACCACGAGGGATAAAGTCGCTAAACGTATTGCTGAACGTTTCGCACAAGGTGGTCTGGATGAGGTTGGCTGGGAACGCTTGGCCACAGGAATCAGCTCGAACGATGCAGAGACATCACGAGTTATCGTTGATGAAAACACCAGTGTCGGAGACATAATCTTTACGGCCAAACGCCTTCTCGATGAGATAAGATCTATACCAGGAGTTATTCCCCCCGAACACGATCGACTCCGTCGAGAACTCATTGAATACGAGAACACGGTTCTTAGAGAAGAAGATTTGCCCCCAGAGATGGTCGGTCAACTAATCAATGTCTACTCCCTGTCTTATCGTCTTAATCGCCGTCACGTACACTCTGAATGTGTTGTTTTGGACCCAGAAAGCACAGGTTACTGGAGCCTATTCGCTCCCTACTACATGTAAGGTGTTGAAAGCTGTATAGAAGGAGACGAAAACCTCCATATTCTAACTTTTAATCATGATCAAGGTACGCCCGTCTACCCAGTCCCAGTTTCTCGTCCAGGCTACCCCCTGGTCACACTATTTTCTGTCTTTCTCCGGAATTAGAGACACCGCTACTACTTCGCAGTACGCTGATGGCTCCACTCAAAGGGTCTACAACCTCAAAGGCCCTAAGACTTTGGCTGAAATGACCCTGTCTACTGCTTTCGACCCGGAAAAGCACTTTGACATCGTCGATTTCTGGAAGAGCCACGGTTGTGAATTCTTCACCGTAATCGTTACCCCGGTTACCTGTAGCGAAGATCCCGAACAGCTCGGAACTCGTCGTATCGTGGTCCCCGATGCTCAAATGACCAGCCTTAACTTTGGTGTTGTCGATCGTACAAGCGGTAACCCCAGCACCATTGAAATCACCATGGTTGGTGATACCTTTACTTACAACTGATAAGTGACGTGGCTGCGAGAACATTTGGCAATATCCCTGTAAGTTGCTTAACAGCATCTCAGCTAAATGCGCTCGCAGCTAAAGATATCGAAGTAAATGACATCATTGACGAGTCGTGTCAATCTCTGACTATTAATACGTGTGACAGGGATACTTTATCCCTTCTACAGACTTACCCTACCTACAATACGGCAAAAGGCATAGCTACTAAGTGGGGGGATATTGCAGCACCTTGGGGATTTGAAAGTGAGTTCAGTGTAGAGAGTTGGGGATCAGCTAGATACGTTGGCCAAGTATCCTATGTCTCTGGTGAAACAATAGTTCGGATTGAGAGTGACGGGTATAGGGTAGCTGTGTACGAAGCTTTAGAGGACATCCCGGCCCCCGCTGGACCATTTAATAGAGACTTGTGGAAAGAGATATGCCACGCCAGTTCCTCTGTCCCCGTAGGTTTGCCTAATGTCTCAAGCCTGTCTGAGCTGTATTCTTACTACAACCCTCGGGGATTTGGAACTACCTGGGGTGAATTCAATGAGTCTTGGGGGAAAGACCTTGTAGACCCTAATTCGGACGAATGGGGTCAAGCTAGATTCGAAAGAGAGTCTTTTTACGAAACAGGAAATGTGGCACTCTACGACAGCAGGTGTGGAGATTATACTTGCGCGTATGTTGCTATTAAGCCTATGCCCAATGATCCGGACCTCATACGTTCAGGTCCTCCTCCCAAGGAGTATTGGGAAAAACTCTACTGTGTTCCCAACGGAAAACCTAACATTTGCGAGAAAAAAGTAACCTGTACACGCCCCAACACCAAGCTCGTCTCCTTAACAGGCAGAGACGAAGACTTAGTATGTCTCCCAGTTGAAAGCACTGTAGGAGTTGGGCCTAGACGCTGATGGCGACAAATCTTTACGGGAAATCGTGTACCCCTAATCTAGGTGGTGTTTTAGACTATTATACCAAAGCTGAAGTTAATCAATTACTGAATGCAAAGGCTAATACTAGTACAATTTATACACGTTCCCATTTAGATTCTATTTTCTCTAATATAAATAACTCTGTCCTGTCCCTGGAGTCTTCCAAGGTGAGTCAGGACAGTTTACAGGACTCATTAAACTCTCTACAGACTACTATTGAGAATAATATTTCCAATCTGTATGCCACTCTGGAAGATACTTATTCTAAAGTAGAAGTTGACGCACTGATAGGATCAGTTGACTTGGACCCTGATACTTTGCTCCGCAGGTCTCCAGAAACCTCCGAAGTTAACACTGTAAACCCTGGAGATAACGATGCCATCGCTCTTACTGTCAGAGGCTCAAGTGTAAATCCTACAGTGACCAGATGGTTAAACAGTAGCGGGGAGTCTATCGGTTACATAAGCAACTCTGGAGTAGTCACTATTGAAAACAGACTTAACCTGGGAAGGTTAGTAACAAGCGGAGGTGTAGCTCTAGATATCTCGGGCAAAAGAATTATAGGAGTACCTAGCCCTGTTTCTAGCTCTGATGTAGTACCTTTAGGATACTTGCAGTCCTACATCCTGGATTTTTACGAAGAGATAACCAGGCCTGATCTGACAACGTTTTACCCCCTCAACGCTGGAACTTACTGAGCTATGACCCTTTTTAGAGACAGCTATAGAAATCTCCATAGCTCGGAGACCCAAAAAAGACCGTTAAGTATTGATCTTTTAGACGGTGAACTGGCGATCAATTATGAGTACAGCAGTCCGGGCTTGTACTTTAAGGACACTCAGGGGAAAATCCGTAAAGCAGGACCAGCCCATGTCGGCATTCTTTCACCCCAGCCTACAAATTACACCGACCTGTCTGATGGAGAGTTTTGGATTGACAGGTCAGGTAGTTTCCCCGTACTGAGATTTTGGCAAGAAGAAGACCAAGAATGGGTTGGTACTCAGAAGTCTGTTTCTGTGGAGGACCTGGGAGGAGATGGGTCTTTAGCCTATAACGATGAGACGGGAGTAATATCCTATACCGGCCCTAGCTCTGAAGAAGTTCGGGCTCATTTTTCTGGTGGCACAGGGGTTTCTATCTCGGACGGAGAAATCTCTGTAGGCCAGGATATCAGTACGACATCAGATGTAATCTTCAACGATCTTACCCTAACTGGATCTATTCTCGGCCCGGCCAATCTGGTTATTGATCCGGCCGTAGTTGGTGATAGTACGGGAAAAGTTACAATTCTGGGTGACCTAGACGTACAGGGGACGACGACAACGATTGATTCTGTCAACCTGGAGATTGACGATAAGAACATCACCCTGGGAAGGAACGCAATCGACTCTACTCAGGTCGATGGGGGTGGTATCACATTATCAGGTGCCGATGCGACTATATTGTATGAGTCCCTGTCGGATTCTTGGAACTTTAACAAACAACTTGGTATTGTAGATGGTACGGAGTCTCTACCCTCCTACTCATTCTCTTCGGACAGAGGTTACGGTTTGTACCTCGGTTCGGGTAAAGATGTATTTATCTCTACTGATGGGCAAAACCGGTTAGGGGTGAGCACTCTGGGAGATTTAACCCTCTATGGGTCGAAAAGATTTATCTTCGATCAATCCGGAGTATCTGGAACGTTAGAGGTTACTACTCTAACAGAATCTCGGTCTTATACCTTGCCCGACGTTAGCGGGACGATTGTTACGACTGGTGATACCGGCACTGTTACCAGTGTAATGATTGCCGATGGCACCGTTGTTAATGCGGACATCTCGGCTAACGCAGAGATTGCTGTATCTAAGCTGGCCGATGGATCGGCTCGCCAGCTCCTTCAGACCGATGCGGCCGGGACAGGAGTGGAGTGGACCGATGACATCGATGTTCCCGGTACCCTCGATGTAACCGGCATCGCCACCTTCGACAATCTTATTTCCATCGGTGCAGCTCAACCCACTACCTCGCAGCAGGTGGGCTGGAACCCCGATAAAGGTACCCTGGACATCGGCCTTCTCAATGGGGTGTTAAGCCCGTTGGGCCAAGACATCATTACCCTGTGCCGTAATGGTACGGCGAGTCCGATACCGATTGGCACGGCAGTGATGTTTACCGGTGAGACCGATGGAAATAGCGGCAGGCTATATATCGCTCCTATGGTCGCGGATGGAACCTATCCCGGCTACGTACTCTTCGGTGTAGCCGCACAAAACATCGCAGCGGGAGCGGATGGATATGTAAGGTCGTTCGGCGAGGTGAAAGGCGTCGACACTGACATCGATGAGGGTGGTGTAGATGGACAGTGGGCTGAAGGAGATATACTTTGGTGCGATCCTGCTACGCCGGGAGGCTTCACAAAATTTGAACCCCAAGCACCAAATCTTAAGCTCCCCGTAGCCGCAGTAGTATCAGTTAAAAACAACGGAATCATCATGGTCCGTTGGGATACGGGTAGACGTTTTTCTGATTTGCATGACGTTGAGATATCCAGTGAGTTACAAGGTGACGAAATCATTTCCTACAACTCTGTCACTAAGAGATGGGAGAACAAAAATGATATCACTGTTTCCGGGTCTATTTCTACCAGTTCTAATATAATTCTAGAGAGTCAAGATAATTTTACTACGACACTTCAGGCGGTTACCCCAACTGAGGATCGTAGAATCAGCTTACCAGATTCAAGTGGAACCATCGCATTAGTTTCTGGCTTGTCGGGACAGTTAATTTATAACTACCTCGGTGTATACAAGGGTTTAAGTGAAAGTTACATTGATAGTTCTGGCAATTTAATCTGGTCAGCATTGGCAGAGATAGATACAAGCAATTCTCCATCTGGACCCCCTCTCTCTCTTACCGGTTCCTGGTTTAGTGGTGGTACCGGTACGACCACTAAGCCACAGCTTTTAGTCGAACCTTCAGGTACTGTTAGTGACAGTTGGAATACGAATGGAACCGGGATTGGGATTAACGCACCAAGCAATTTTACCGGAAAACTTTTAGACTTGCAGCTTAATAGTACGAGTAACTTTAGTGTCAATAGCACAGGCACTGTAAGTGTACCTTTAGGCAGCAGTTCTGGACCATCAATATACTTTGGTACGCATACAAATACGGGTATTTATAGTCCCGGTGCAGATGAATTAGCTATTTCTACTGGGGGTATTCAACGTCTATCAGTCAACTCTGATGGGAGATTTTTCATAGAGACCCCGTCTATAATTGGAAGCGGAGGGGTAATTATCAGGAATGGAAACACTACTTCAGAATCTAGTCTGTTTTTAGGACAATTGTCTGGAAACTTAGGCACTGAGATTATCTCAAAATTTGGAGATCTAAGTGGCTATACTAGCCTATCTATATCTAGTTCAGACTTTAGTGTCTCTACTGAAGGGATAGACAGGCTTCTGATTGATAGCGAGGGGCTGATTACAACTACCGGATCGTTTAAAGACCCAGCTATTACAGGTACAATTCTTGAAGAGGTTTATACGATCAGTGACGGAGTTGCATTTGAAGTGGATCCCAGTAACGGTAGTGTTCAGCTAATCACACTTGGCGCTAGCCGCACACCCAAGGCAACAAATTTTGCTGCGGGTGAGGCCGTGACGTTGATGATTGATGACGGCACTGCATATACACTTACATGGACGGATACAACTTGGGGTGCTAGCGGCGTTGTGTGGACTGGCGGCAGCGCACCTACGCTTGCGACATCTGGCTATACCGTCGTCCAGTTCTGGAAAGTCGGCACGCAGGTGTACGGAGCTTATGTGGGAGATGTGGCATGAGGATTCCTCTTGGGTTAAGGGCGGCTGCGGGAGCAGCGGCAGCAGTGCCCATTGAACCGACCGGGCCATTCACCTCCGATGCTAATACGGTTCTGCTGCTTGAATGCGAAGGAGCGAACGGAAGTACAAATTTTATTGACTTAAGCCCTTCGCCAAAAACCGTAACTGTAGGGACGGGTATTACCATCAGCACTGCCAACTCTAGATTTGGCGATTCTTCTGCTCTATTTCCGAGTACAGATGCTGCATTAACAGTAACAGATGGTGCTTTCGCTTTTGCCTCAGGTGATAGCTTTACCTGGGAGGGATTTATTTATTACTCAAAAAGCACGGCCTTGAAAGCCCTGTTTAACTCGGATACCACTTACACAAACAGGCCTAGACTTTACATAAACGGCACAACTCTTTCAATTTACGTCTCCCCGAGTTTCAGGCTTAGTCATCAAACGGCCGTAAGCATTGATACTTGGCATCACGTTGCAGCAGTCCGAGATGGAACTGTTTGGCACTTATATCTAGATGGTGTTCAATCGACTTCAAGTTATACTGAGTTAAATAACCCTACAACCTCTACTCTTATGATTGGTTGGGATGGCTTTGGTGGGCAGGACTTTGAAGGCTACATGGACTCTATTAGAGTTTCCGATGTGGCCCGTTACACCGCATCGTTTACACCCCCCTGGTAAAACATGTACATCAAGACTCACAACGGAGCACCTGTCAAATTCCCCTACTACTTAGGAGAGCTGACAAGAGAAAACCCAGGCACTTCCTTCCCCAAAGAAATGCCTGCATCTTTGCTTGCATCTTTTGGGGTTTACGAAGTCACACCCACTGAAGCGCCGCCCTTTGACTCCCTTACCCATAAGTTGAGCCAGTCGGTTGCTCAAGTCAATGGCGCATGGTTGCAAACATGGGAGGTGCATCAGCTTGATTTTGCGGATGCAGCCAATAATGTACGTGCGCAACGCAATCGCCTACTTTCCGAGAGCGACTGGACCCAGCTCACAGACGCACCGGTTGATGCCGCTTCTTGGGCCTCCTATCGCCAAGACCTACGGGATATAACTGCACAGGCGGGATTTCCCTGGGATGTGAAATGGCCGCTTGAGCCTCAATAGGCCGTCCAAAGCCTCAGATCTTTCCAGGGACGACTAACTTCTCTACTGTTTCTAGCATCCTGGACAGAAATTGTTCGGGTAATCGACCCTCCAGGTCGGCCCGGGCAGTCTCCGGGCTTTCTGGCCAACCAGAGGACACGTAAGAGACGAATTCTTTTAGTTCGTTAACGTCAATGTAACGCCCCGGTAATATCTCCCACATTTCATTTACAGATACCAGAATATCTCCACTGGCCATAATGACAATATCTCCGTGTCTGATTACATCTCTGCCAGGCAGAGGATCATGACTTTTCCGAAGAATATAAATAGAAGGTTTCATAGTTGAGGGAGGGGGAGGCATTGCCTCCCCTGACTGGTATCAGGACTCTTTAACCTCCTCGGTTTCACCGGGGAAAATAGAATCCAAAGCTTGCTCAAGCTGAGCGACCATGCTGTTCACGAGGTGCTGGTTACGGCTTGCTTTTGCATCCGCATAGGCATCGATCAGGGTGGCCAGGTCTTTTTTAGACATAGTGGGTAGAGAGATCATTGTAGGTGGGTGTTTTACCACACCCCTAATTATACCATACACTGATATGACTCTGTGACGTTGAAAGCTCTATAGCAACTAGTACGCTCAATGGCTCAGAATATCACAGCCTTCGATATTTCGAAGACTTTTAGCAACGTCTTACTGACCACGGTAACCGGTCAACCTGATACAGACGGTGTACCTACATCCTTTTTCCCCAGAAAAAGAACAGGAAACACCACCTTAAGAGACCAAGGACGTCTTCAGGATGGTTTTGGCACGGAAATACCCCTAGTACTCGGAATCAATGCTATTGAGATTGAAACCGAACCTACAACGGCTTTCTCTCCTTTACGTCGAGCCGACTACGTAGGTATCCAGGCCGCTGGATTCATCAATTCCCTCATCTGGAGCTGATACGACCATGTTACTTCCTTCAAACACCTCTACTAATAAGTTCGCTTCGCCAACAAATGCCGAAGGTGATGTATCTGGCAGGTTAATTACCGTCCCTGTAAACTCCGAAGCAGTAGCAGATTATCAGAAGAATTTTGTACTGGTAACCTCTATGCTCCTGTGTAACAAAACCTCTGTCAACCTTGGAGTTTCTGCTAAAGTCCAGAATGGAACTAGTGTAGCCTATATTCTGAGCGGAATTAATATCCCTCCTAATGTCTCTTATGACATCATTCAAGGCAACAAGTTCACCCTGAAAGAGGGTGATGAGCTATATGTCTGGCACGACAACCTGGACCCTTCCTCTCTAGATGTACTCCTGTCATACACCCTGCACCGGCCGTTAACGACCTATGATATCTAATATTCACAGAGTTGACGGGAAATTTTTTGACCCCCACGAGATAATGGAAACTTTGATTCGTTTTTCACAAGACAAGTCTCTTGAAGATGAGTACAAAGTATTTCTTGAGGAGTTGAGGGAAGCAGGTATGCATAAACACCCCCTGTTAAAACAATTTTTCGTTGAAAGCTAATATAGGAGACGATTAGCATGAGGTACATTCCAGACGCTACTTCGAACGTAATTGTTCAAGTACCTGAAGATAAAAATTCTTATATCAACGTTAGAAACATTGGAGCGTCTGGGAGGGGGGACGTAGAGTTTAGTGGTGTTGTCTCCGATGTGAGCGGTTCAGTTGTTACAATCAATAGAATCGTAGATCAGGATGGAAAATCTCTATCTCAGTACAATGACGTACTTAAACAAGGAGTAGAAATAAGGCTATTTAGCTATTCAGGTCAAAACAGCCTTACTGACCCCCAACTCCTTGTTACTGGTCACAGCGCTCCGGGTGCGGTTGACTTCTCTAACTCCAGTGCTACTAATTCTAATCTAGCCCAATTAACCTATTACGTATTTGGATTTGATATTAACCTGGGAATTTTACAGAATTTTAGGTCCCGTTACGTAGTAGGAACTAAGATCTTAAATCCAGACCTGTGGAACACTGAACAGTACGTTCAGTTGAACATGTCACGCACATCTCCGTATGTCATTCCTGTAATCTACAGGACATGGGGTACTCGTGTTGATTTTCTTGGCATCATCGGAAACAACAAGGTAGGATATCCAGGGTCAGGGTCTGTTATTTTCAGGGACCTTGGTAGCACAGAGATCCCTAGCTGGGAGTCTCCCCCTGTTCTCCCCTCCTTCCTGTCTGACATGTTCACCGTTTCTGCAGGAGAGGCGAGACTTGTTAAGGTAATGAACTCCAAGGAGACACTAAGGATTCTCCCTAAACCAGTAGGAACCTCCCCTAACTATCTCCAGTGTGAAGGTCTATCTCAGGACAGTCTTTTAAAGATGGGAGATACAGTTAAGTTCTATATAGACGATACCAAGTTCATTCAAACCTCAATCCTTACTGCTGCTCAGGGGCAGATCAAAGACGTATTTTTTCCTGCCGGAGTTTATAATATCAGAGACACATCTTTCTCCAACTCTCTCCAAGTAGACTTCTCAAACATCTCTATCAGGGGGGTAGGAGCCGGATCAATTATTAGCCGCTTGCCCGTTACAATTTCTAATCCCCTCACTCCGGGTCTGATCAATTTTACAGGAGAGTTTGACAGAGTAAGAGGTGAAGGTATCCGGTTTACGTCAATGGCATTCGATGGTAATCGTTCCGGATCTTTCTCCTCAGTCTCTCCGATTACCTCTGAAGTTACCTTAAGAGTGGAAAATTGCGACAACTTGTCAGTAATTGATTGCACGTTTTACGATAGTCCCGGTGGTGCTATTTCTGTTGTAAACAGTAAGATTGCCAGCTTAAACGGAAACAAAATAACCCGAACAGGTAGAGCTTACGAGACCCCCGTATCTCCTTTTCTTATTGACACCAGTGAAAACATAGTAGTACAGGGCAACCTGATGGAGTTCGCTACTACTGGTCCTAAGATTATCAGTACAGAGTACAGTACTATCAACGGCAACATTATTCGTGCTTGTGGAGACAGAGGTCTGATCCTAGAAACCTCTAGTCAATGGAATGCACAAGGTAACCTCGCCTACAGCGATAATGATTCGGTTATCCGCTCTATTGATACGTATAATAACGAATACAGCAGAGCTACTATAGAGGTTAGAAGAGGTTTTTCATTAGATCCTGTCTTTATGACTGTCAGTTATGGGGGAGAATCTGTCAAGATCGCGAAAGGCTCAGTTCAAGCTGACATCTATGCCCTTGGAAATGACGGATTAAAAACAGGCCTATCCGTAGGATCATTTAGGGTTCTTGAAACTTTTGATCAATTACAAGCCGGAATATTCTCCCTAACTCTTCCAGGGGGAACCAATAATCAGACTGTGGGAGTCAAAACCATCATAGCAACTGGCAACCTTGATAATCCCAATGGCTACATGTACGAGGTAAAAGCCGATGTCTCCATAGGTAGTTTCAGACCCCTCTCAATCAGACCTGTCACAATTGACGGTTCTGACTACTTTGCTATCCAGTTAAGGAATTCAAGCGACATCTTGGGATTTCAGATTTATTCTTCTTCTGATCCCTCCCAAAACGATAGCATAAACATTAGTGGCTTTGACCCTAATGAGTCTTTAAACGGGTGGGATGAAAATGGGTATTACCCTGTTATTGACATCGAGGTTGAAACAAATTCGATTCTAATTCCAGCTTTCTCCGGACTACCTCTTTCTAATGTGGTTCAATTTTCCGGAGGAACTCTAACCCTACTTAGACCTGACTACTTCGTCGCTGACGGAAACCTCCTAGTTCACACTCTCTAATCACTATGGCCAACAAACAAACCATTATTGGTAAAACAGCTCCGGTACCTCTTGGTCAGCAGAGAGCTGTAAACTCTCTACCTGTTGTTTTCGCAGAGGATCAGCCTCCGATCCCCGTAGAGGAGCAGAATAAAATTCAATCTGAGGTAGCCCTGTCCCTTCTAGGTATCCCCAGATCCGAAGTAGCTCTGGGTATTTTTGCTGACGTTAACACTTATGACGTAAACCCCAGTGAGTGGTCTCAATTTCCTCTAGAAAACGATACAGAGACAGGAAGAGGTGTTAATCACTTGGCCCAAGAAGCCGGAGCTGAACTGGTAGCCAATGAGGGAAGAACTACTATTCTGACCTCTAAACGATTCTTTAGATACCAGCCGGGTCGTGTATCTTCTTCCACTATGGGTGTGAAGATGAATCGTACAGCGTCGACCTATAGTAATTCTGAACTGCCGAAGGCACCTAATAGTACTAAGAATACCATGAAGGGTGCCCCTACCATTAAGAAGTGGGGCATTTTTGACAAGTTTGATGGATACTATTTTGAGGTCATTAATGGAGGAGATAGCAATGACTTTAGATGCATCCGCAGAACCCAAGCTCTAACTCCCTCCGAACCACCAGGAGTTGAAGCTACCCCTGAACGTTGGAACGCTGTTGCTACTCTGTCAGGTACCACTAATATGAAAGATGGTAACTGGGGAGTCGTAGGAGAGGATCCAGTAATTTATCGGAACGGTCTATGCTATGTAGCTGCGGCTATTTACGATCCCAGTTTGTGCCATCATCCAGATGATGTTGCGGAGATAGAAGCTGGTGAACCTATTTCTGATTATACTTTTAACGAGAACTACGCAGTCAGGTTAGCCTATAGACAAACTGACGGAACATTTGTAGAACATCTTTCCGGCAGACAGTTCCAATTCCCCTTTGACCAGAGAGAGTCTTCAACCTTTAGTACAGAAGACTACGAAGAGTGGAGATTAAACGACGAGTTTTTGAAACCATCTTCTACTAACGGTGGTGAGTATATCCGCTTAGACGCCCACTGCAGGTGGGAAGATATCGTTACCAACTTAAGCAGAGGGGGAGGGGAAGGGTTTAATACTCAAATTACTGTTGAAGAAGATTCCCTGACTGTTGGCACTAAAGACCCGAGGTTTGGTTACGATACTAACCCCAATTCTACGAACAGTGGCGTGAAGGTTTGGAACCTTCTTGTTACTGTTCAGGGACCGGATCAGATTTCAAGTCAACAATACGATACCACTTTTCCTACTCCACACAGAATTTCTTCATACGACCCTTCAACTACCTCCACTGCTGGTAGAAAGAATGTAACCCTCAAAGAGTGGTTTAAGATCTGTGTACCCAAACAGTACCGTACTGTCTATGAGTGGCGTCCTGTCCGGGCCATGTTCAGTAATGACCAGCTTAATGGTAGAAGTGGGAATATTGTTCGCTGGAGCGATGTGTCTACCGCTAACGTTGACCCCTCTGATACTGGCATCAAGAGACCTGGCGACCCTGTAGAACTACCCACTGGGACTTTGACTGACGACTCAGTTTACAATGTCGACTTTACCAAGGTAACCATGTGGAAAATTGAGTTCTCGTGGTATGGTGCTGTTGGTGCGTTGTTCTTGTGCTACGTTCCTGTGGCTAACGGAGAAGCAAGATGGGTGAGAGTCCACCATATGAGAGCCTCTAACCAGCTTGATGTAGCCTCTCTGGGTAATGCTACGCTACCTATTACCTACTTGACTCATGCAGGAATCAGTAATGGCCTGATTGGTGGGAAAAGTACCCTGGTAAAATACGGTGCGTCATACTACATTGATGGTGGAGACAAAGGTACTGTAAAACTCCTCTCTAAGTCATCCGACTACGCAAAAAATGTTGCATATAGTGCGCTAAAGACAAATGCTGTAGCAGGATCTATTTCTTCAAACTATCTGAGCCTGTCTAATACCGTATTTAATGTCGAAAACAGAGACCAGCTAATCGGCTCGTATCTTAAGTCTGATACCACTATGACCGTTATCTGGACTACTGTAGATCCTACTAATCCCCAGAATACACGCCTATACTTTAATAAATCTACTGCTGCCTTCCAAACTAATTCGTCTATCGAATTGATAGTACCTAGACGTCAAAGGTCCATGGTGTCTTTAAGGGCTAGGGATGAAGTCAGTAACACCACTGGCACCGCCATCCGTAACAGAATCCAATTGTACCCCATTAAGTACGGAATTGGTGTTACAGATCCTACTGAAGATAAAAACATTCTCACGATCAACTTTATTAAGAATCCCCTACTAATTACAAACAATCTTAACAATTCTACTTTGCCTGATCAGATAGATGTAGAAATTTACAGCAACATTTCGGACAAGACTAGGGGGTTTATCTTAGGGTCCGGTACCATTCCCAGGGAAATTATTTCTAGCGGTGAAGAAAACATTAGTTCTTCTCACTACCAAACATTGAATACCTATCTTCCAAGCGATGGCTCTTACATGCACTGTTATGTAAGGGGTAGGGAAACAAGAAGGATTATCACAGGATTTGACCCCAATTCCGTCTCTGGTAACGAGACTCCTATCCTCGTAAGAATCTTTAAAAAAGATGGAAAAATCTACGTCCAGAACTACTCATCTAAAAACGAGTCATTCAATATCTACGGGTACTTATTGCCTGTAAAAATGTATACTTTTGATTCTACTGGTAACATACAAACTTTCTCTGGACAATTCACACATAATCAATACGAAGACCAGAAGAAATGGAACGAGACTGAGAGAGTTGGTACTTTTGAGACTGTTGCCCAGTTATCCGGAGCTTCTGTCTCACAAGATTTTAGGCTATCCCCAGTGGCTAATACGGGAAGTATCATCTTCTCCCTATACACGAATAACGGGGGTTCTCAGTACGACCTTACAGACTATTTCGCTTACAACAAAGAGTACGTCTCTTACCCTCTAACCAATGAGGTAGACATCCTGTGTGCCTATGCTATGTGGGAATCTACTTCAGCCAGTAGTCAGCCAACTCAATCCCTGTCTATTGTAAATTCCCTGACTTGGGAGGAGCAGTAATCCATGTCAGCTAAAAAGTCTATCAGGTCAGAAAAAACTCCTCCCAGGAAGACTAAAAATATCGAGCAGATGATCGATATTAGGGGTTTTCTGCTTACTACAGAGCAGGGAGCCCCCCTAGTTACTGAAACGGAGTCGTACAGGAGAAGTGAATATGGGAAAGATACTGCACCAAGTGTAGTACTAGATTCTGATTCCTATAGACTTGAAGGCAGAAGCACAAGTAATGTCTTTAGTAAGGGCAATCCTGCTGCTCTCCCCGTAGAAGAACAATTTGCCGTAGAAAGCGAGGTCTCTCGAACCCTACTAGGTATTAACAGGGAGACTACACAACAAGGTCTCTTCGGAAACGTATCTACTTACGGTCTCGATCCGAAAGATTGGAGGGTAGACATAGAAGACAACGTAGTTGATGGCAGAGACGCTTGGTGGATCAGGAGACCTAGCTCTACGGGTAATTACTATCCGGCGAAGTACGAGGAAGATGACAGAAACTCGGCTATAGTCTTATCCTCTAATCCAACCCCCTTCCTATCACCCGTTACTCCAACCATCCAAGACCTCTTGCTCTTAAGTGACAACGTTGGGGAAAGGTACACCAACTGGGGTCAATACATTAACTCAGTTGTTGCGTTAAAAATGATTAAATTCATGGTCGAGGAATTTACTCCTGACCAGTGGGAAAGATTTAGCCTCCTGACTTTAATCTCCAAATACCCGCCCCTGAAAAAAGAGGATGGTAAATTTGAGTTTAACGGTCTGTATTGGGATAAACTGTGGCTGGATATACAACAAAACAGATTTGGGACAATTTTGAATAATCCCATCTTCCCCAAAGGCAAAGCTTATAACTTTAACGACGTCCAGATACCCAACTGGAGATCAAATTCTTCACTGTGGGGTACTAGCAACGTCTTTATTTCCGGCTCCCAGATTCTAAATTTTTTACCAGTAAATTTAGACGTGTCTTGGGACAGCTTTTTCTTTTCAACTACCAGGATTTATTTTCCACCAAGCGATGAGAATAAAGGTCACTACATTCTGAAAACGGGCAGCTCTGGTGCATGGGAAAGCTATTTTGCCCTGAGATATAACGAGTTAAGGCAGGATTTAAAAGACTGGGAATTTACCATACACAAAGACGAGTCTACAGTAACTAATGTAGAGAAAGAACTAAAACTGCCCTACTTTGTTCTTGACAACCCTATTGTTCCTGACGAAAGCAACAGATTCTCTAACTTCTGGCCCAGCGACCCTGGGATTAATCTCCCAACTAATAACAATAGAATTGGGGGGTCTCAGGGAATCCGTAGTAATATAGTTTTAAAATCCGTAAGATCTTTCAGATACCAACCCGGAAGGATCAGCGGATTTACCTACGGTGCTAAAGTTAGTGAAATCGGTGCTGGACCTGGAACTATTCTGGAATTTGGCATAGAAAATGACACCGATGCATACATGTTCCGTCTGACAGATGGTGCTCTGTTTTCCATTGTCAGACGGTCCACAGTCCCTCTTGAAAACACTGTATTTCTGAAAGACTCTGGGTATGCTGAAAATACAAGAGTTATTGGAAGAAACGGAGTCGTACAGTACGAAACCGTAATAGAACAGAAATTCATGAATGGTGACTCTCTGAGCGGAGAAGGCCAGACCGGGTACATCCTGAATCCTGATACCGTCACCATGTACAAGATTGAGTTTGGCTGGTACGGTGCTATTGGTGCTAGATTTTACGCATACGTCCCTGTGGGGAATAACGAGTGCAGGTGGATCACTATGCATACACTGGTTATCGAGAATCAACTCGGTAAACCCTGTTTGGCAGATCCTTTCTTTTACTTTAAGTACAGACTTTCTATTCAAGATTCTTCTACTGTACGTGTAGATCAGTTTATACACAAATTCGGTTCTTCTTATTATATCGATGGATACGATGAGGGCACTCTATATAGTTCTAATTCTCAATCAAAAGTAAGGAGGTTACCAAATCCTGAGTTAACTTTGGCCAAAACTAGACTTAATGCTATTGATTGGGTAACAATCATGGGTATAAAACCTGTGCAGTTTTTGGTTAATAGATACGGCAGAAGAATTTACAACAAGAAAGAGATCTTTCCTGAGAACTTTAACGTATATAGTCAACAAGACTGTGAAATAAAAATTGTAAGGCAGACTGGTTGTCCCGAGTGGGCTTATAGCCACCAGGAGGGCTATAGATGGTTGCCCATACAAAACAACCGTAGACTCAGAGGGAAATTCAGTATCTCCAGGTACTTTCAAAGCGATCTTGAAACCTTAGGGATATCCGCCAACGATGTCTCAACCCATACTGCTGTTATTACTTACCTGAACCCTGTAGATGGATTTAGATCTCCTGTGATTGAATCTAACTGGTCTCATATAGGAAATCAACCAGTTAAAGTTTCTGGGAGTGCCCTTTACAACATTTTCTCTGGTCCCGTATTAGATTTCTCTGGCGGACTCAACGTAAAACTACTCAGAGCACAAGATGCTGAGTATTTCTCCAGTAGAAACCCTGTTCCAAATCTATCTAGGGTATATTTGCCCTCCCTATACCCCCTAGCCGGGGCCACTGAAGACGGATACGAGATAGAATTTGATTACTTCCGGAGAGATCAGATTCTTTTTAGCTCTGTGGATGTAGTATCAGACGAGTTTTTTATCTACTGGGTAGGGGGTTCTAACACTAACTACATTAGGATGGGGTTTACATGGCCTGACTCTGGAGATAATACTATAGAAGAGTACGATGGGTTTGACGAGTTTCCTACCTCTGGACAAGATTTAAACACTATCTATCTTGATACACAGAGGGGGAACACTTACACATGGGACGGAGAAAAATATAATCAAAATCTATTCCTCTATGGGTCTAGCTCTGAGTGGGGTATTGAGAAGAATGCTGAGTATGACGAATTTACTTTTGGTGAAGGTTTGCCATATGACTTCGCATTTGATTACCCAGATAACACTCTATATATGGAGTCTGGTAGAAGCTTAGCAAGAGACTTCTTCGGTTTTGAAGTAGGAGAATACAATGAGTGGAACGGGTTAAACACCCTCTTTTACAGGGAAACTACCGTGTTGTCAGTACCTGGTTCGGAAGGTGGAATTTGCAGGGGCTATTCATGCAAGACTAGCAGAGAGATTAGAGAAAATGTCTCGTTAATTTCAGAGGTAGTAGACGGTGTTCTCAGCTACTACCTGGTAGACACCGAAAGTCCTTGGCCTAGCCTTGGAGATAAAACTTTTGTGGTTACTGTTACTCAGGGTAACTCTAGCTTTAATGTTACTTGTAGTAGCGGTGACTCCAGAGAAACTGGAGACACTGTCCAGTACCTGATGCCAGTACTATCTCTACCACAAGGTCTTAATCTAGGTCAAGTAAACGTAACATACACTTCCTTCCTGATCGGTAACATTGATCCCAAGTCTGAGATAAGGCAACTACTTGTTACAAAAGTCGGACCTGGTAATATACCTTTTGTAAGACCGTTTATCCAGGCTCGTGGAGGAACGGCTCTGGGAGGGGTCTGGGTAGGACAGAGGAGATACAATGGTATAGAAGTAGTACCATTCACACCACACAGATGTACTCTATCAATTTCTGATACTGAAATAGAAAACCATTTGACAGCAGGTATTCCTAAATCTATAGGTACATATACACATATAGATAGACAAGGGGTATCGACAGCCCCTACTAACAACCCTGACCCACTAAATCTAGACACAAACAAATCAATTAATACATCTCCCAAAAAGTGCGGTAGCTTCTTGTCCAGCGGTGCAGTAAACTCAGCAGGTATATTTACGGAATCTGAGTACCCGATTAGGTGGTTAACTAGCGGTTTAGGAAACCCCATAGCTACTTACTATGTATCTGCAAACACCCCTACTGAGATCGACATGAGCGACATCTTCAATGTGTCGGGGGAAAGCATAGTAAATCAAGACTACGGAAACCTAGCAACTTTCTTTATCGCCCGCTCTCTGTCTAACCACAACGAAACTGATAACGAGATCTATATATCTCTAAACTACAACGAGCAGTAGCACCGTTGAAAGCTAGTTAGACAGGCTGTATAAGATGAGCGAAGGGTATTTCCAGGGCTTTAGTAGGTTTTCTCGTCCTGAGATCGGATTAGCATCCGATGGATTTGCTAACTTAGCTGAGATCTTTACCTCCGATAAAAGAGATGCCCTAAGAAATATACAGATTGACCCAGAAACCCTGGATTCTTTTTTCGGCCTCTCTCAGCAAATTAGTGGTATTGAGGATTTGAGGTCAGCTTCAGGTCTTGATCGACTTCTTTTACCGTCTCTTCACCAGTTAAACGAGGTCTTTTTAGACAGAATTCCTACCCCTCTATTTGTAAGAAAAGAGTACTATTCTCCTGACTATACTCTGGGAGGGAGTTCTGGATCGCCTAGTCTAAAAAGTCAAAACGCAATAATTTTCAACGGGTCCATACAATGCGAAAGCTTTTCTTACAGGTCAAACTCTATTGGTGACAGAATTTTCGGCCCGTCTTTGAAACAAACAGTCTCGATGTCCACCTCCAGAGCTAGTTTGTTCAACTCTGAGTTGGGAACTGGGGCTGATACCGGGTACTACAAAAGTGCTAGATATCCTGGCAGTATCAGAGTACGTCGTAGATCTCATGTAAATAGAATCTTTGTACCTAAAACCAGCTTTCTGACTAAGCCAGAAGTATTTGAAAACCCCACTCATACCATAAACGTCAATATTGATAACGGGAATACTGGTCAAATTACTCCGGTTAAACTCTTAGCCACTAAGAATACACCGATGCGTATATATTGCAGAATGTCTGTAGGCAAGATAAAATTCAAATTCAATGCAAAAACTACAGTTGGGGACAGATTCTACTACGGGGTCCAAATTCAACCTGCTCAACAAATCCCTAACACTGCACCTGTAGACTTTATCTCCGTAATACAGAAAAGACCGGACGTAGACGTGGATGAATTCGAAGCTGAGATCGATATATCTAGATCGGGGTTTCAAAACCTGTACAACGTCTACTTGTATGTGTACGTAAATCCAGCCAGGGTGACCTCAATTGAATTTTCTGGGATTAATATCAGGGAGTTCCCTGACGGTACTGATTTGGGATTAATAGGATTTAATAACCTGGAACAGTTTAGAGTGAATGGTGGTTCTATGTCTATCTTACCCCTATGGCTAAAAACACTCGATAGTAAGTTAAAAGTCTTAGACCTCTCCAGATCCGGAGATACTTGGCGTAGTGGTCTGATGGGGTGGTTTGACATCAGAAACCCGGATGATACAGTCAACAATATTACAGGAGTCAACGTATCCGTAGGCGGAAACAGACCTCTTTATACAGTAGTCAGCTATCTCACAACTCCAAAAAAAGGAATTTTTCTAAACGAAGAGGGAGATGACTGGAATGGTTCAGAGGGGTCAGGATCAGAGAGAGTAGTAGGAACCTTCGAGAAGTACATTAAAAACCAAGACGATAGAGAAATAAGGCCATTTACAGCACTAGAAAGGCTAGTCTTGGGGGACAGATTCTATGCAGTACGTCCAAGATTTGATGATGTTTTCCCTGAACTAAAAGATCTGGACTGGTCTAGCCCTGATATCCGCAATATTCAGAATAGCAATAGTAGGTTGTACCGTTACATCTTTGGGTCTCTACCCAAGATGAAGAATAATGGGAAAGTATTAACCTACGATATCAGGTGGTCAGGAGCGGAAGGAGATATTACAGACATAGGGACTTCTCTAAATGCTAACGACCCCTCCTACGTATCTTTCTACAAATTTAGATCGTTTTTGATTGGGGGTAGAGATAACCAGGATCATAATATTTCAGGGTATATTAACAACCCTGAAGAGGATTGGACTACGTGGCGTGAAAATACTGTAACTATAGACATAAGACGTACGAATGTAGAGATTAATCTCCAAGAGGGTGGTCCATGGAATCTACTCGAGTCCATGTCAGTAGCTTTCTCTGGTGGTGTAAAGTTTGACAGTACTCCTGTAAACTACGAATCTAGGCCAATTAGAGTGCCTAAACTGAAAAATTTAGATCTGTACGGGTCTTCCAGTACTGGTATAATTCCCTCCCTTGGCAGTTTTTCAGATACTGGTAACTTGGAAACCATCAGTATTGGTGGATCAAGCGGATATTCAGCCATTATAGACAATAGCATCAGGTACCTGCTACCTAAAAACTTCGCGGAATTTAGAAACGATGGGGAAGAGCATAAGATAACTTCTTTTTCTGCTTACAACTTGGGAGGATCTTTTAGGCTAAGAAAAAATGACCTGGTGAATCTGTATTTTCTAGAAGACTTGAGACTTGACTACTCTGGTTTAACTGGAATATTCCCCCCGATGCCCCTATCTCCTCTGGGGGAGAAGGGGATGACAATCTATATATCTTACTCGAAGTTTTATAATCTGAAGTCTATGTCCATCGTACCAGAGAATCAAGAGTTTTCTCTGAATGTCAGTAGAATAGAAGCTTCTAACATGAACCAGGAGGGAGGTGGCTGTGTAATACCTGACTTTGAAGGATTCTCTCAAACCCGAGTCAACTATGTTGACTTAAACTCCTCCTTACCCTCTTATTACCCGTTTAATTGGTATGTTCCTAGCCTAAGAAATACCTGTGTAAGGGAAAATAAATTCTATCAAAATTCGGAAGATTTCCCCCCTATTGGGGATTCTACTAAGTTTTACGTGTCTTTATCTGCAGATGAAGTCTATGTCTGGAACGGTACAGAGTACGTATTGACAGACTTTACACTGGACTCTTTAATCTCTCAAATTTCTGGTCTGTCTCTGACAACTCTAATACCAGAAAGTTCGGAGTCGTCAGATGACCGTGTATACATACTCACTGGAGTAGAAAACTTAAGTTCATTGGTTCAAGTCAATGACTCTGTCAGGACCAGTCAGCTAGGTGAAAACTTAGCTACTGTATACTCTGTCTCTGACACTCAAATTACTATTAGTGGTCCTGTAAATTTTACAGGAGATCTGTTCTTTGCAAGAAAAACGGTGGACATCACTAACTGGTTCTCTTCAGGATTTATAGGTCTCGGACTGTTTAGTGCAAAAAACTGTAAACTGTCTGGCCAGTTAAATATTAAAAACGGATTCTCTAATATTCAGGACAGTAGCTATTCTGCTCTAGACTTGTCAGATAACATGATATCTGGCTATGGTCAAAACTCCATGATTAACATATTTGACAAAGGAAGTAGCAGAAAGGTTACAATTGATTTATCCAAAAACTGCATGGATATACCATCCATAAAAAGAATTATTGAGGAAATTTCTTTGATGGATGGTAAAAAAAGATACAGGAACTGTATAGTTCGGCTGTCCGGCAACAAGCTAACTCCCGGAGGATTGAGAAACAACTATACTCAACAGGAGATATTTCCTATCTCTATTAGCCCAGGTCCTGACATAGTTACTTCTCTAACTCGTACGGAACAGTTCGCGGTGTATCAGGGAGTAGAAGTAGTAGATGAGGACTTTAATACTCAGACTTCTTATTCTCTAGTAGAGAATATCTCTAGAAGGGTATTAGGACAATTTATAGAAGCAGACTCTCTGTACTATACAAAAAAGGTAGATAAGACGCAAGTGTCTTCAGAGAATGAGCTTGCCATTCAGTTCAAGAGACTAGATGGAATTAAAGTAGACCTCGGATTTACCTACCAATCTCCAGACACGAGACCTAAAGTTATATCTACAGAGTATCTTGAACCTGTAGATAGATACCAATCTATAACCGACTTAGGATTTGAACAGCTTACCGACTGCCCTACAGGTGTTCCTTCTGGTAAGTGCTGGAAATCCAGTACCGGATTAATCCTCAGACTAACCTCCTAATCAATGCCATGACAGCAGGACTTTATACAAAATTTAACCTATCTGAATCCGGGTTAAACTCTACTGAAGCTGTTCAGAAGTTGTATGCCCCCCAGGTTCAACAAGATATACTGCTATTTGCCTTCTCTAAAAGATTAGAGTCTTCTATTTTCTCTCCCAGCTTAACATCTACTAACCAGTTGTATGCCATAATTAATAGACCATTCTCAGACTCTCAAGGAAATATTTCCCTTAGAACTAAGTTTCTTACCCGAAGCAGATTAACTCCGGACTCAGCTCTACAAGGTATTTACACTTTCTCGGACAACAACTTAGTCTGGTTTGACAAAATTCCTGCTCAATTTGATAGGAGATCTCCCGAAGAAACAGCAGGTGCCCCCATAAAAACTGTACAAGGTGGGGCTCTAGTCTCAGCATCTATTTCCGGAGTAGGTGAAGAGTATTTTGTGACCGATGAGACAGGGGCTATTATAACAACTTCTACGTTTGTAAATGCCACTGTAGAGGGACTAGAATCAGGTGCTAATAGTGCTGCAGTCAGAGTCAGAGTACTGAATACGGGATCTTTAGACGGAACTTTTGGAGTACAAGTTGTAACCCCGGGATCTGGCTATATTATCGGGGAATCCTTAAGAATTATACCAAAATGCCCCTCCGGAGATCTCCCTGCTGAGGACAAGTGTTTAAATTACACAGGAACTGCTATAAACCATAGACCTTTTGCTAACGGAAAAGTCTCAAAGGAGGCCCTGTTAAAAAGTGAACTCTATACATATAGAGTAGTTTTCTCAGGAAAAGATGGATTTTTTCTCTATGATGACAGGGTTGATAAATACGTGTACCTGGGTACACCTTATAATGTCGCTAAATTCCTAGAGCCTGAGCAAACACCCTCTTTTGTCATAAAAAGAAAAGACTCTCTCTCTTCAGAGAATTTTTCCCAACTCTATAGACTAAATGGTGTTTCTAGTTTCTTCTCCTATTTTCAGAATTTCAGTGGAGTTCGGGGAGGAATAAGTGCTAATACCAGGGAAGTATCAGAAAGGGCTGAGGAGTTAAGAGAGTCCTTTAAAGACTTCCTGCAAAACACCAAACTGAGTACTAAAGATACTGACTCTAAAAATACTCTGAGTACACAGTTTAATATCTTTGAAGGTAAAAATCTTAGTACTGACTTTAGAATCTTATTTAGAGACCCAGACGGAGTTTTAGATGAGCCTGAATATGAAGACGACAATTCTACTTATGTTCAAAGCGGTCAGACTATTACAGTAACTACCAGTAGTGTACACGGACTAGCTCAGGGTGACCGGGTAACACTGACAGTAAACTCAGGACTAGCCCTAAGTTCTAGCTTCCGTGTAACCAGTGTAGTAGATGGAACAGGGTTTACAGTTACAGCATCAGAACCTGCTACTACCTCTGGAAGTGTCAAAGTAAAAAGGGGAGTAGGATTTTTCGATTTGGCTTCTCTGACTGGTGAGGACCAAACTACTTACAATGGTGAAAATATCCCTGGAATCTGGTTATGGACCGGGGAAAAATATCAGAGAATTTTCAGTTCTGATGATAAGCCCTTTATTAGTCAAGACGGTAAAAAGTACCTGAGTCCCCAAATTTTTGGATTAGATGGAAGTGAGTTGAGCGAAACAGGCAACAACAAGTACAGTATAAGTACTGCTTACTTAAAGCCTCAGTCCGTCTACAGTCCGACTGATGTCACAAACATCAGAGGATTTGATGTTGAAATTTCTACCCTTATTCAGAATCTGTCAGGAAGTGGAGAAAATGAGAAGTACAATGGAGGATTTGTGTTCCACAGGGAACTTACCCCCATTACCATAAAAGAAACTTTAAACTACTCCGTAAAGTCTTGGCCCCTGTTTTCCTACAAAGACAACGGTCAAACTAAAGACGCAAGACTTTTGTCAATTTAGTTTAACATATGAATAGTAAAACTCCTTGACAATTTCACCGCTTCCTATATATTCCAGTTGATCTTCGTCTAAACCTCCTGTAGCAGGTACGTCTATCCTGAGCCTGTGAGTATAATCATTTTCTGTTATCTCAATCGGTTCAAAATCTTCCAAAGACTCTACAGCTAATTCGTCTTGATTCTGAAATTCTAGCTTCTCTGTGACAGTGAGAGTTTTACCATCAAGTAGATCTCTGGTAGGATCCCCCCATATTACGTCGTAGTTGCCCGGTGCAGAACTATATAGCTGCTCTTCTTCCACAGCGATATTGGACAGCAGTGGGTTGTTAATAGCATAGGGTGGATAACAAATACCCCTACTAAACTCTGGTTTATCAAAACCGAAGGGAGTGACGCGGGCAGAGGGGGGTCTAGGAGCTTCACTTAAGAACCCATTGAATGTGTTATCGCTGTTGTAAGTAAGCTTAATTACGTCAGAGAAGGAAGAAGATTCCCCCGTATCTACATTCAGATACTGAAATGCTAAATCTAGTTCTGGATAAAACTCTATAAATTTACCATCAAATAGAGACAAGTCTAATCCGTTAGGCCATAATATGGAAGACTGTGTAGTAGATATCTGTAACTTGTACACTCCACCTATTAATACTCTCTCAACACTCATGACCAAAGGAGCCGTTAAATAAGATCCTCCGGTCATATTTACATCGTCTCCGACCCTAACAACAGACATGCTGAAGGGAGACAACCACTGAGTATCTTGAGAGAAGGATGGTAGACCAAAATCAGCAGGGTTGTCGGCAGAAGGGCTAGTAATTTCTACAAAAGACCCATTCCATGTATAAAAAGCGTCTTCAGATAAGCTGTAATACGTGATGCCTGTTACCCCTGAAGAAGGAAGTACATCGAAGTACCTAAATGTGTAATATTTGTTATATGGTTCTTCTGAATCCGCTATGTTCTGATCTGATATGAATAACCTTTTTACTTTAGGAGTCAGTCCCTTCTGTGAAACAATAGTTTGAGAGTTATTAAGTCCCCCTAGGTCATCTGGTCCTAAAATAAAAGGATCAGAACTAGACACACTATTGATAGGTAAAGCTCTGCTGACAATTCTTCCACCCTCACCTACAAAATTGGGTTTAAATCTTAACCCTATGTAGTTAGATCCTTTTTCATCAGATTCTGTATATCTCGCTTCTCCCAGTATTACATTGGGAACTCCTGTGTAGTTACCTGCACCATCACCATAAAGTCCGATACCCAAAGCGTCAGACTTAAGCTCTGATTTAAACTCATTTCTAACAAACCCGTCCAACGGAGTATTGCTTTTAGTGACGTTTTTTCCCCTATCGTAGGGACTACCTTCTGAGACTTTCCACCACTCGGCTCTTGAGTCAAACGGTACTTTTTTTAGATTTGGTTCGTATTCTCCGCTAGTCAGATCAGAGTACCTGGTATAGGGGCTAGGTGGAGAAGCTATTCTCCCTTTCCATAAAGCCTCAAGATTTTCCGAAAACTCTTGGCTAAGGGAGGGGGAAATTCTCAAGGTATATATAACTCCCTCTATTACAGAAATTGAATTCAGAGATACAGTTGAAAACTCAACTGATAAATTCTCTGTAATATTAATAGGTGAACTATATACTTCTTCCCCTGCCCCCGTAATAAAATACCGGACTGATGCATCAGGGTCGGATAAAATCTGAACAATTCTACTTATACTGTCACTGTTTAGTATCCAGGACCCGGGATTGACTGTATCTTCTACTACTGTAAATTGATGGCTTTCGTTGTAGTAGTTTCTGTCTAAGGTCAGTCTTGTGGTTTTTATAAATAAATCCGGTTCGTACGGGGGAATAAGGTCAGGGTAAGCTTTGTCCGGACCACCATTATACAAACGAATAGTGATAGGAATATAAGCTTCCCAGTCTGTATCAGGATTTGAACCGTATACGTACTTATACTTATCGGCTATGTCATTCACTACATCCGTAGTAGTATTAGCTATGTACGTGTTTTCCCCTACTTCAATAGCCGTATCCGTACTGAAAACAGTCTCCCAGGAGCCAGTAACAGTGGTTGCCATATCAATTTTTACAGCAACATTGGTTTGAACTAGGAACGAGTAAAATCCCGGAAAAATTCTTAAATATCCATCCCAACGAATTCCCCAGTTATACACTTGGGTTCGAATCTTATCAGGTGGTGCTTGCCACCTCATATTAGAGTCTTCGGCAATTATAGAATCACTAGTAGGTGATTGACTGTATGCCCTGAGTCTGAAATACTCAGTATCAGTCCACCTCTCTTCTACATAAGCTTTACTATTCCAATATCCCCTTTGCACGTAGGGTCGTATAACTCCTGAGCTATTTAAGAGAACTTTGGGACTAGTTGCTGGATTAAGATCATCAGCACTCCCCTGAATAAAAGGAGAAGATTCAGCGGGAGACTCTGTAAACCACTTAGGTCTGTACATTACAGAGTATTGCCTAACAAATTTAAACTCTAATTGATCAAATATGCTCAAATCTCCAGAGTCTTTTGTGGAATTATCAATACCAACCAAGTTTCCAATAGCACCTGTGCCAAATACTGACCACGTCGGACCAGACTCAAGCTTTAAAGATATGCCTGCCCCATTTATATCCAGGGAGGAGCCAGAAGGTGTAGTGTACCTGACAAGGTCAAAAACTACAGAAGACTCACTACCTAGAAGTCCAGAGGAAGTTAAGTCCAGAGTTTTTTCTATGTTTTTAATGCTACTTACAGTTGCTAAACCCGTAGTAGGGTTAAAAGTGAACTTGATAAACCCTATTTCTCTAAACTTTTGGTTCTTATAAAATTGGGCGTCTGGACCACTGTGTATACCTGGAAAACTACCCTCTCCGTAGAAAGAGTTGAGAAAAGAAATTCTATCTTGTATTCTAATCCTAGGGTTAGTAGACACAATACTACCTAGAGATCCTCCTCCTATGCTAGCCCCGTCAAGTTGAGACAGGAAAGATCTGTCAATACCTTCATCTACAAAGTTAACTGTAGTGGACCAGTCAGCAGCGTTATATGGTCCACCGTACTGAGTTTGTTCAGCAATGAGGCTACCACTAATCCCCTCTAAAGTGTTGTTTAATGCTTTTTGGGGGTCGTCGATATCAGATAGAGCTAACGATCTGCGTAGACCAATAAAGTTTCCTTCACCCTCTTTTTTGGGCGATCTCCTTCTTAACTCCCTAATCAGAGATTGACCTTGAAGACCGTAAGATCCACTTATACTGGTGGCCATATTTTGCTGTTTATCTATAAGGCTTTCAACGTTGAAAGCCATGTAGGGGTTGATAAAATGATCAATAAGGGTAGTTTTGAGGGATCAGCATTCTTAATAGCTGAGGTAGTTTTTTCTCTCGCTTTTCTGTCCGCATGCGAAATACCAAACTGGACGAGAGGCCCCTATTCACCCAACCAGTGCGTTGACCGTTGGATGTTTGTAGGTGGACTATTTTTCCCGTCCAGCATACAGAACACTATGCCGCCTGGTATAAGTCGGCGTAAGCGAGAATAACTGACCGAACAAAATCTGAGCGAACAATATCGTCAAACCCAAAGTTTACGTGGCCGATATTCTCGGTATCTCCCCCAAGACGTTTTGCGGCATCGGAGAGACCGTCTCTACCGAAACGGTTAGCCAAATCACGCTGTACGACATCCCCGAGCATCGCAATGCTACTGTGGTCGCCGAGTCGAGTAAGAATCGTGAGGACGCTGTGGCTCGTCGCATTCTGCATTTCGTCGGCGATAATCATACATCGATGTAGAGATCTACCTCTCAGGTGTTCGATTGGCAAGAATTCGATGATCTTTTTATCGATCAGGTAGTCCGCTTTTCCTTTAGCCATAAACACACTCAACGCATCACGTAGCGAAGCTACGTGCGGTTCGAGCTTCTCTGACTCTGTTCCAGGTAAATACCCAATCCCTTTCTCACCAGGGGTATCTACAATAGGTTTGATATAATAGATTTTGTCAATCTGGCGTTTTTGTAATTTTTCACACGCAATATAGACAGAAAGCAACGTTTTCGCAGTCCCCGGAGGGCCAGTCAGAATGGTGAGTGTTTTTGTTCTCAGGTATTCTAACGCTTCGCGCTGACTTTCATTTCTCGGATGAATCGAACAGATCCCGTCGCCACGGGTAGCGGGGATACCATACGCAATTTCATCGTATCCGGGTACCGATGCTTCGGTTACCTTGTCTTTACGGGTCCGTGCTTTAGGCATGTTGAATAGGTACAAAAAATGCGGATCACAAAACGTGTCCGCACATTGGATTAGAGGTTAGTTTCTTTGGTCAAAGGCTTGTCCTCAACCCTTACCTAGCTTTCAACACTGCCTACGGCAGTTGAAGAGACTCGCAATATGAGAGGTTGATATCCCCATCGTACAGTTCTCCGTCTAGGTAGTGTATCGAGGTTGAGGGTATTAGAGAATGGTTGTTCAAGTAGTTATCCAAAAACTCATAATATTCTCTATGCTCAGCTTCTCTAGCCTTAAGATTAATGCTCTCCCAATACGCTGTGCGGTTAGGATAGAGTTTTGCGATCTCGGCTAGGTGACGTTTCTCAATGTCCGTATTCCAATGATGTCGGATCAGAACAAGATCAAAATGGGCTGAAATGGACATATACATCGACTCGATGTGATTAGCGTATTCGTAAGGTATACGAGGGAAGCCGTTCCTTCGGGGTTCGTAAAACAGCGTGTCGGGTATGAAACGGTCGAGAAGGAGGAAATCGGTGCCGATGTTATCTGTGCCATAGATAAAGTCAGCGAATTGCTGACCCGGGTAGTGATCTTTTTCTGACACCGGGCCAAAGTGAGCCTGCACCACACTAGAGCCATATCCTTCAATTAACCTCCTCGTATTGGACACGGCCGTGGTCTTGCCGACTCGGTCGGCTCCGAGAACGATGATGGTTTCCATCAAACACTATTTACTGACCCCTACCAGTATACCACGGTTGAAAGCAGTATAGAAGGACTAAGAACTATGAGTACCCCAATGCCCCGGTGGGGAGTTCGGTTTACTGCCGAAGCCACCAAAAGACAGCAATATTTTCAAGATTTGTACGATATCGATCCGACGAATGCAAAGCGTGGCGAGCTATTCTTAAACGAAGTACATGGAGAGATGTACTATGTAGGTGCAGACGGTGTAGCTAAAACGGTTAATGGTGACACTTTGGTCTCTTTTTCCCGTATTGACTTTACCGGTCTACAAGAACTTGCTGACGACACAGCAGCGGCGGCGGCTGATCCGGTCGTACCAATTGGAGGCCTATACCGTACAGGAAACGTATTAAAGATCAGAGTAGTCTAGAGACCGTTGAAAGCTATACGAAGACGTATAGTAACAGGGTAAATTCCCATGTCAGTAGCAAACCTCAAAAGACTTGTCGGTATTCAATTTGAATACAAGAGAGAACTCCAGGAGTTT